TCTACACTAGATCGCTCGTCGGCAGCGTCAGATGTGTATAAGAGACAGTCCATAACCTGGAACACAACTGAAAGAATTCGATTCATGCCCGGAGTCGGATTGACTTGACAAAGATCGATGGTGTTTGCAGAAGCAGCGGCCGCTGTAAGGTCCTGCCCTGCATCCGGTGTGAGCATTAACAATGCGTCTTTAATCATTTCTAACCTCCTGTTCTTTCACTTAGTCTCCGCCGCCTTGACCCTCTTGATCGCCTTGGCCACCGCCGGTTCCAGTTGTCTTAGCAGGGAACGGAACCCGTTTTTCTGTCGGTGTAAGCGCATCCACAATGCGGATCGGAATACCTGCGTATTTCAAAACCGGATGAGCCTGAGAGACCTGATCCAAAGAAAGCTGGACGTTCCTGCGGTTCATGCACTGGGCTTCCAGAGCGTTTCGAACTTCTCTGTTGCAGTAGAAGGCAATACGTCCGGTATTGAGATTCGGAAGCTTGTTCTTGGCTGTCATCAGCAGGCGAATCAGATCAGTGCCGCCATCGTTTTGCGGATCGTCCGTAAGTTTTTCCTGATCAATGTTGGCGATACGAACAACGAAGCGCCAATCGCGAAGAACAAGGCCGATATCCCAGTCGTACTTAGTACCCAAGCAGAGATACTTTCCGCCGTCTGCGTCCGTTGTTAGGTACTCTCCCAGGTCCTGATGAGAAAGACCGGCTCGGGATCCCTTCGGGTAAGTTGTAAACAAGGTGCGAGGAGACCAACAAAGCAGCCAAATGGATGTTAATTTGTTGCCTGTGCCGCCTGCATCAATGACGTTCTTGGCGTTTTCAGCCTTCTTCGGGTCACCTGTGCAGTAGCGGGGACTCAAACCAAGAATCTGTTCGACACCCGTCTTATCGTTACCGTAGAGAACGGCTCTTTGAACTTTTTGTGACATTGCTTCAATGAAGGCGGAGTCTTCTGTCAGACGCCACAGACCGGACCATCCATTGATCTGGGCAAGTTTCTTGTCAATTTCGGACAAGGCAGAAAGCATGCCGATCGAGTCTTTGATCTGCGCTGTCGTGGACTTGGAAGGCTGAACACCGTAGTTCAGTAAGCGCCACGTCACTTCAGGCAAACCCGTTCTAACTGTCGTGAGATGCTCGGTCACACCGTTGGCTTCAATCGAAGTCATATCAGGTAGCATCTCGTTGGTCTCGGTCATCATTTCAATGATTTCCGCATCAATCTTCTTGTTCCCGTCCAAACGGGAAACGACATCTGCCAGTGTCGGATTAGAGGTATTTAATACGCCCATTTATCACTCCTGTTTAAGTTAATTACCAACGCATCGGAGAATTCGGATACATGTCCGCAAATCCGTTGTCTCGGGGAATTGGAGCACCTTTGACACCGGAGTCCTGTGAAGTCATCTTGCCGATGCGGTAGAACAGACGAATGACTTCAGGGTGATTGCAAAGTCCTGAATTGTTCAGAATCTCTCTGAGCTCAGGAGTTGCGAGTTTTTGATATGCACTGACCGCAATACCTTTGTTCGCTTCAAAAGCAGCACCGCCGTATTCAGGATCGGCTTGCGAGGCCTTGAGCCAATCTCCGGCTTGACGAACCAAGTCAGCTCTGAGCTTGTTTGCCACCGACGGGGCCAAGGAATCCAAAACTTTCTGAGCCTGTTCTTGGGAGAGACCGGCCTCACGAGCAGCATTTGAGAACTGCTCTATGTGCGTCGGATCGATAGCCGGATTCTCACCAAAGTTGAAAGGTTCGTACTTTTCAGGAGCGGTACTCTGCTGCTTGGGTTCCTCCGTAGTTTGCGGATTTTCAGTATTCACTTCGCCCAAAGCATTCGGCATCCCGTCGCCTTTCGGTGGATTGGGCTGAGAGGAAGCCTGCTGACTTTCACCTTGAGTCTGCTGACCTTCCGTTGCAGCACCTTGGGTTTCTATGCCTGCCGGGCTAGCCTGAGTTTGTTCATCTGCCATTTTTTCTGTTCCTCTGTCATTACAAAATACTGTTGTGGGCAAAGCCGCTGAATCTCACCTAAGAGCCAATACCCTGCTTGTTTCTTTCCCTCTTCAAAAGCCATGTTCATTCCGGGATCAGTCGCCTTTGGATTGAATGTTGAAAGAAAAACGCCCGACATCCCCAAGAGCCTCCAGGCAAAACGCCTTCCATGTTCCGTGCTCATGAGCGCTTCAATGTCCCTATCAAAGGTCTCTTGCTCTATCTGCGCGTAGCGCTCCTGCTCGCGCTTAAGCTGTTCCTCGTCATAGAAACCTTGAAGCGGGTCGTAGTCTTCCTCGCCCATCAATGAATCAGGCTCCATGTAAAAGCGACGACAAGAACCGATAGCCAAGTCATGACTACCCACGGAAGAACTCGTGCCCAAAACCGCAAGCTCCCTTGGTCGTCCAACATCAGCTTTTCCATAAGCTTCCTCATCTGTTTTGATATAATCATCCCCATGGTCGATGTTTTTTAACTCCCTATCGATCACCGCCGCTGACTGATCCTCAGCGGCATTTTTATTGGGTTATCGAATTAAGCTCCAAACAAATGCCGCTTCGATAACAACCACCATCCAAAGGGCGCACTGCGCCCACATGCGCATTCGCCCTTTCTCGTTGAACAGTAGTTTTTCCATAATGCTTATCGCTCGCTCAGGTATAATTACTTTCATGTCGAGATTCTCTTAACGTGGTTCTCGATACCGCCGCTGACTAGACCCCAGCGGCATTTTTATTTCTGACCATTATCAGATAGATTTTTCTCGTTATGTAGACAGCACAAAGCCCCGACTGACGGGGCTTCTGAAAGGTTGAGGGCTTTCTAATATCCGGCAAATGCGCCCATGATCTCGTCAGGTGATTGGCTTTGAAGACTGTCTGCGCCAATTCCTAAATTTTTCGCGACGTTGGCACCCTGCTGCATCAGAGCCATTTGCTGAGCGGCTTGTTCCTGCTGGGCTCTTTGCTGACGAATCAACGTTACCTGTTCGCCTGAAACAATAAAGCGGGGATCAATACCCAATGCATCCGAGTAGTAATCCACCCAAAAGTCGCTGTTGAACTTATCCAGCATGTCCGGTTTCATTCCGGCAAGCACACCCAAATTCTGAGTGAACCGGTCGATGGAATTGGTTGTAATCGCTTTCTGAGCCTGAGCAAGGATAGAAATAAATTCGACATTAACCGGCGCCCCTTGGAGTTCTTCAGGAATTGGAGGAAGCATATTGGTTTCCACCATGCGCTCAAATGTCAGGGCAATCAACGGATCCAGAGCCTCTGAATTCAGACGTTCGAGCACGGGACCCATAAGAATCATCTTCTCTTCATGGCGCTCGGCAACCTCGGTGGCTGTCATCGTCTTGTCAGTCGAGTTTGCCATCATCATGAAGATGTCACGATAGAAAGTCTCGTTGATGCGCTCCCGAGTATCTTGAATATCCTGCAAAAGAAAATCCAGACGCAACGGAACTTCAAAAGCCGAGCGAATGTTCTGCGCCTGCGCCGCATTACTGTAGTACGTAACACCGCCCGGGAGGATGTTGGCGCCGGCATTTTTCAATTCCGCAGGCATGATGACAGGAGGATTAGTCTGATAGTCAATCGCCTGGGACTTTCTCTTTTGTTCCTGTTGGAGCTGTTTCAGATCCCCTAGAGCTTCCATGCCGGGAGAGTTTCCATAGATATCTCCTCCGGTTACAGACCAACGAGCACACAATGCAGGGAAGTTTCTAAAGCCTGTTTCCCGCAAAACCTTATCCTCGGAGGACTCGACCTCAAAGTACACGCTCCGCCAAGGCATGTTTTTGTTGTCACGCTTATGCGGATCGTAATGAAGTCGGGGCTCAATTGCGTTGATGACATGCACCCAGTCGTCCCGCTTTCCGTCTTGATAACGCTTGCGCACCGAGTCGCTTACGTTTTCCAGTCCGAACTCTCCTACCAGCATCGAGACCGTCATTCGAAATTCTCGGTAAAGGGTATCTACTTGACCCCGAGAATCTGTCGCAATCGCAAACTCACCGATTGTCAGAGGCATACAGTGAATCACACGCTCGTAATCATCAAGGATAATGGTTGCACTCGTACCAAAGGCACCAAGCTCCTCATAGGCCATTTGAAGGGCTCTATAAACATTTGATTTATAGAACACCATTTGCATAAGACTTGTGACCTTGCTCATCCATGCCTTGACCTCGTAACTCTCGTCAAGCTCAGGATTCAAGGTCGTCAGCCTGAACCAAGGACGCGCAGGACTTGTCATGCCGCTCATCATCCCGCCGGAAAGCGTTCTCAGCGCTCTGGTGCCGGTATTGTCCAAGATTGCTCGGTAGGCATTACGATTGCCTTTGTTGTTGCCGGAAGGCAAAAACCGTCCCGAACGAGGCAGAAGCACTTCGCTGATTTCTCTCCAGTGCGGCATCCAGGTTGAGCGCTCTGTCTTTAAATCCTCCCAGCGGCGCCGGACCTGCGTCTTCAGGCTTTCCATCCGGTTATCCTCCTAAAAGGCTCGTGCCTTTTCCGAGCTTGAGCTGATTCGGATCAACGCCTAACGGACTCGTCAGTAACGTAGAGCCAGTTTCATTTCCCGTGTTTCCTTCAAGAAGCGAGCCGACATCGGCTTGATTTTGATTCTGTCTTGCAAACTCAGACTTCTGCTGATTCAGTGCCTTGCGGCTTGCCTCAGCCTGTTGGTCCGCAGCCGACTTCTGAGCCTTGCTCGTTTTATGAGCTGAATACATTGAAGCACCTGCTCCGATAGCCGCAGATGCAATAGAAGCTCCGATAACCGTAGCGGTTGTTACTCCTGACATAACTCTTCTCCCTGTAACACATCATCCGTAAATTCTTGACGCGCCTGCCCAAGCGTCTCCGCTTTGGTAGCAAACGACATAATTAGTTTCGTGGGAACGAAAGTCCTAAACACAGTTTTTCTTCCCGGCGGGGACGTAAAGCATGCAATCCCGTCCACCACAGACGTCCCGCCGTTTACTGTCATTGCGCACCTCCCTACAACAACTAAGGTCGTAGGGACTTTCATAAGTGCACCGACAAGTAAGACGTTTTCTGGAACAATCGCTATACGCGTATAGACACCTGCGTGAAGTACCTCTTTGATTTCAATCTTCAGCTGAGGGGCCTCTTTGACACTCTCTTCGATCCCGCGAATCGACAAGAGCTCTTGAGGAGAACAGGCCATTAGCTGCATAAGCCCTCCAGAAAGAAAACGGAATTGGTTTTCTCTGCTTTGTGGCTGAGCAATTTTTCAAGTCTTGATCCGGCCGGCGCCGAGACAAAAAGACCTGCTGAGCCAAAAAGAACTGCGGTGTTCCTCGCCCACTGCAAGAGCTTGAGGCCATTATTTCCGGTTCTGAAGGATTTGCTCAGGAACAAACTCTCTGTAGAAGCAAGCGTTTCTTCTTTGAAGTGCGGTACAAAAGAAAAGACCACAACTACAAAGCCAACCATCGTATCCCCGTTGAATGCGCCCGCTGCTTTCAAAAGTCCCAGCTCTTCAAGCTTGAGATACTGATCCTCATTGGGAGGTGAAGCAGCCAAGGTTCTGTTTGCGCACTCCTTTGAATACTCCTTTATCAAACGTCGTGCCTCAGGATACGAGAAAAAGTCCTTGGCACTTACGGGACGGATTTCAATCTCTAGCATTTCGCCTCCGTTCTCCCCAAGCGCAGAAATCATCCCAAGCATCTATCAAGGCCATGGCTATAGGTTTAACGAGTAAAAGACCTAAAATCACAAGCGCACCTTGCGTTTGCAACGGCAACTCTCCAAAAGTCATTCCGGACATTTCCTATGAATTATTTTTAATCCTTTCCATCTTTCTTAAACATCGCCCGAAGCTCTTTAATAATCAACACGACGCCATAAACTGCGAAAACATAAATGAGGGCATTTTGTCCAAAATTTAATACTGTGTTCACAGGCTTTTCTCCCTGTTGAAACCTAATAACAAAGTCCAACACTGCTATAATCTTTTCCATAGGTACCCTTTTCCAACGTACTACCTATCCGTCCTTTGAAGTTCCTGCTTCAGAGGACAAATTCTTTTCTAAGCATTGTCTATCCCTTTGCTCGCGTTATGTAGACACCCTAAGCGAAGGGGTCGTAGGCATTCCTGTCTAAGCCTTGGACATTTTCAGTTCTAGGAGCGATTCCATACTCCGGAAGCTCATATGCAAAAGTCAAAGCCAGTGCGTCAGCGATATCGGGAGAGTGAAGCCCGCGCTTTTTCATTGAATCCTTACTCTCAAGCTTGATCGCACCGTTTGGCAATATCTCGTATTCAGGAGAAATCAAGTCGGCTAAAAGTCCCTCGTCTTGGGGCAATAGACCTTTGTTTTTAATCCATTCCTTCATGCGCCCCCACATCTCGTCGCGCTTAAAACGGTAGGCCGTCGGGTCATCAGCACTCCATCCGAAGTTGACGCCATAGACCTCAAAATACCCGTCGTCTTGCAGGACATCGACAGGGCCTCCTCCCACACCGCCTTCGTCCACATGCACACGTACTTCCTCAAATCCAAGACGCCGGATTCGAGCTATTGCCGCCTTGACCTTAGAGACGACCTCAACCGTAGACAAGCCTCTGTAACGCTCGAAAGGAAGTCGTCCGTCACGTCCGATTCTGTAGTAGATCACTGTCTCGTCGTTGCCGTAGCGAGCCACGTCTACTCCGATAATGGCAAGGTTTGCTTTAAGACCTCCGCCCGGGCGAGCCATCGCTTCTTCAACCGATTTTGTCGGAATAAACTGCGAACTGGATGCGTTAGGAAACTCACCCATGACACGAACACGGAAGAAGTCAGAATCTTCTCCATACTCCTCAAGCCATTGCTGAATCTGCTTTTTGTTGGTGATATGACAGGTGCGGGAGTCAACTTTACGAATATCCCAAAACTTAGCCTTAGAGTGGAAACAGTCATAGAAACGGCCGGAAGATCGCGTTGGGTTTCCAAAGAGAAACATCATCGGCTCACCGTCCGTTAAACCGCCTTCGGCAACTTCATAGATGGCGGCAGGAATAGCTGAGGCCTCGTCGAAAATGTAGAACGGAGTCGAAGAAGCGGCATGCAGACCGGCAAAGGATTCTGCGTTTTCTTCTCGGCAAGTCAGCGCATCCACTCGCCAAGATTCGGGAGACTCTTTGGAAACGATGGAAGTGGCTTTCATATCGAACATGTCCGCAACGAGTGAGCGGCGCATCCACTTCGTAATCTCAGCCCATGTTTTTGTTTCGAGCTGGTTGGCCGTATTCGCCGTCACCACGCCTTTGCAATTTGGACGGGTAGCCATGATCCAGCACACGAGCCAAGCAGTAAAGGCTGACTTTCCGATACCGTGCCCGGAAGAGACAGCCATTCGGATCGGATCAACCGCCTGTGAACCGTCGAAACCTCTCGCCTTGACGGATGCCCCTATATCATCGAGCATTTGGCAGGCCCACTCGTCCGGACCGAATTGGCAGTTTGGGTAGCGAGAAGCCCACGGCTCCTTGAGCCTCACGACAGAGGTTTCGGGCAGCTCTCCCCATGGAAAGGCCCACATCACAAACCGCAAGGGGTCGTCATAGCACTTCGCCAGTTCGAGATAAACATCATCTTGATTCACAGACATAGAAAAAGCCCACCGTGTAGATGGGCCTAATCATCATTCAAAACCTTTGAGTTATGTAGACAGTTTCATTACTGTTTCGTTTGCTCGAACTCTTCCATCACCTCTTTGGAGTCCTTGATAAACTCACCGAGGCAGAGAAGCAAGTAGTTCATCCCTGCGCAGCGAAGCTTGATGTTTTCTAAAGGGGTGCCGTCGTCCAAGACTTCCTTAACGAGCCTTCTTACCGCATTCATTCTCGACTCAGGGGTTCCTTCGATCCAATCAACAGCATCTCGATCTCCTGCGACTCCGTGCTCCAAAGTTTCTGTAATCCTCTTTCTGAGAGCTAACGGCTGCTGAGCCATCAGCGCAACAACTTCTTCAGAAGTAACACCTTTAACGTCTACCATTCTTCCTGCTCCTCTTCTCTGAGTTTGACACCTTGAAACATCCATGCGTTTTTGTACAACCTTCCTTTTTCAATCTTCTCTTTGAGTTTGCGAGTAAACAGCGTTTTAGTGTATTGACCGATTTCCTCTTCCCCATCTCTGGCCCACCGAAGAAAGTCACTCCAGGCATCCTTGGCCTTCAAACCTTCTCCCTGTTCAATCTCACACTCCTCAAGACGCTCTGTTCGCCAACGCTCTAACACGTCCGAACCTTCCCGGAGTTTTTCTTTGAGGAAGCGCACCTCGTCCGGAACATCGAGACCTTCCTTTTGATATCGATGCAGACCTTCCAAAAGCCAATTGAGAATGCCCGGAAGCTCCTTTCTGAGTTCGTCGGTGAGATTCAGATTCTTTTTGATCTGGGGGTCTTTATCAAAGTTCCTCGGAAACTCGAGGAAAACAAGGCGCCGCCAAATACCGTCATCCGTAGCCTTAATCACGGGGAGATGATTAGTTGAAAGAATCATCGTCCATGTCGGATCGATGGTCTCAACTGTCGACGAATACATTTGCCGAGCGACAACCGGATCGCCGCCTGTCATGCTCTTGATGCCGGCCTCATTCAGACGGGCTCCTTCGTCGGTCTCCTGACCAACCACGAGCCTCGCACCTTTAAGTGCGATCAAGTCAGCCCGAGCGCCTCCTACTGTGGAGGCTCCTTTGACGATCGAGGCGAAAGTATCCGAACTAATTGCTCGATAGTACTCTCCGAACACTCCGGCCAAGATTCGCATAAGGGTCGATTTACCATTGCAGCCGGCGCCATGGAGAATTATGAAGAGCTCTTCTTTCGTCGTTCCTGACAACGCATAGCCCATTAAGGTTTGGAAAAAGAATGCAAGTTTTTCACTTCCCAAACACTCCTCAATCGTTCTTCTCCAACGAGGGCACTTGGCCTCAGGATCGTACGAGACAGCCGAGCATAAAGAGATTTTTCTTCGCTTATCAGGCGGCAGAAAGTCTCCGGTGAATAAATCAATGTCCCCGTTGTCCACTCCAAAGTATTGAGTTCCCTTATCGAAATCATTGGCCTTAACCAGATGGGCAAACTCTCGCTTCATATTCGTAACGACACGAGAGACCAAGGAAGAGGCCTTTGCCTTGAACTTCCCATACTCCGACCAAGCGGCTTTCTGCAGTTCTTCCGGTGCATCTTTTGCTGCCCGAAACATGATGTGTTCTATGGACTGGGCAACCAAAGCCGTCAGATAATCGTTCCCGATCCTGTCCCAGTGCTTGCCATTGAAGAGATACCATTCGTCGTAGTTTTCAAGCCGCTTTAACTTCCCATCAAAAAGCTTGTACATGCGCTTTGAAAGATCGAACTCCGTGGTTCCGTTCTCAAAATTGTCATGGTACTTGTTGAACTCTTTGATGAGCCAACGCATGGTGACAGGATCATCATGCGCACCGCGATTAAACGTGCTCCACTTATAGGCTAGAGACTCATAATCTCGATAGCCGGGTTTATCGCACGCCCATTCGTTCCATATCAGCATAGCCTCCTCATCACCCTGAAACTCAAAGTGAAGGGCCATGCCGACTCGGATGTATGTGTTGTAATCGGGTTTATCGATACCGGCGCCATTGACGATCTCTCTAGCCTGAGAAATCGTCAACCCGCAGGGCTCGGTACCGAAGGGATCATCGTCTTTGTTGCCGCCTCCGGAGGCCTGACCTACGGGTTTATAGCCGTGCGCTATCGCAATTCTCTCGAAGGCGGCAATGAGTGCCTCAACCTCTTCTTGAGTAATAATCACTAAGTCCTCAGCTGGAAAGTAGGCTGGCTCGCATTGCTCGTCCGCATTGTCCCAGACGTAGGGCATCTGTGTTTTCTCGTGGATGTGATACGCTACAAACTGCTTGCCTTTACCCAAAATCTCAAGACGAATAACCACTCCATCCTTTTCAAAGAACCTACTCGCCCTGCTCTTCCAGCCTGCGGCCGCAGCTCTCAGGATCACGGCCTTTCTCGGAGCTCGGCCGGTACGGACTAATGCAGTTTTCTCGAATCCAAGGATATCAAGAATTTCCTTAACAACTCCTCCGTCGGAGCAATCGATATCCAGGCAGCAAATCGGATTTTCTCCGACCCCGCAAAGGATACCGACACCAGCCGCTTTTTCCGGATACTCTGCACATTCTTTTTCAGTAAGCGGGTGCTCCTGCCAAGCCTTACCGATCGGAGCTTTGGAGTTAGGACGGATGGCAACAACCTTGTAGCCATTGGCGACGACCAAAGGCCCTTTTTCTCGAATATAGGATTTAGTCATTCTGATGCTTCTCCGAAAAAATTTTATCCACAGATGCTTGCCTATCCTTTAGTTGCAAAAGGCAGTCCGTTAACAACCGACGGGCTCTCGGACCATTAACGCTTTTAACTTGGATACGCCACAACGTGGTATAGGCCAAACCTGTTCGACGGGCCACGTCAGCAAGCGTAGCCCCTGTGGCGAGGCACTCTTTCAATAACATTTGTGCTGTGATTTGCATTTAACAGCTCCATTCCATAAAACGCAATACAGATTAACATTTTGCGTTTTTGTTGGCAACAGCTAAAATATTGCAAATAAATTGCTTTTTTTAGCGTTTAGTTGCGAAAAACTAACGAAAGAAAACTGATCAACAGAACTTAAACTCGGAAATCGGCTTACCCTCACTGGAGGAAAGGAATGGAACTCTTTTCGGAAAAGTTAAAACAATTACTCTTTTCAAGAGGAATTAGCGCTAACGCCTTAGCTGTAGGTTGCGATATCCCTGCTTCGACCATCTCAAGGCTTCTAAACGGCATTGCCGACAAGCCTCGTTCTGCTACTCTCGCGAAAATTGCAGAGTTTTTGGGGACGTCCCCTTCTGAATTGATTCAGGGCACTCAACTTGCCGGTCGTTACTCCGCAGCCAAAGGAAAGACCCTCAAAGGTGTGAAGGTTCCTCTTGTCTCAAGCGAAGACATTGAGTTCGCGGCAATAGAGGGCGATGTAACTCCCCATGAAACATTTTTACCTCCTTTCCCATTTGAAGGCCTGGCTGACAAAGAGTTAGTTGCCACTGAAATGCAATCCGAAGCTCTTGCACCGAGGATAGCAGCAGGAGATCAACTTTATATAGAGAAAGTGTTCGAGCTGGCGACCGAACCCGAAGACGGGCAAATTGTTCTAGCCGCCGTTAAAAACCAGGAAGATAAACCTGCGATAGTGAGACTTTTTCAAAAGGATGACCTCGGGAATAGTTGGTTAGTAGCAACCAACCCAAATTGGCCAGGTGAGAAGATACTTCCCTGCGGTAGGGTCACAGGTATAGTAGTTGGGTTTGCGGCCAAACTTTAGAACCTGTTCATGCCTTAAATGTTGATTTAACCCATTTCAGCCGGGAAAGATCGATTTTGTCCGTAGATTGGGTGATCTCCTCCCGTGACTCCGGCCAGAGATGCTTATTCATAACTACGATTCGAGTGAGCGTAGACAAGGCCTCGTTGCAGGATCGAAGCTGCTTTGTCATCAACTTTAGAGACCGGCAGAGTGAAATAGTTGCCCAGAGCAAGATAATCGTTGCAAACGACCAAATCGTGAGGGTTACTTCAACTAACATCCCCGAAAACATTGAGGGCTCCTATTCTTCCTTCAGAAGCTTCTCTCTAGATTCGCACAAAGCTATTTTCTCAAACTGATACAAAGCGGCATCAAGGTGAATCGCCGCTTTTTTGCACGCCCTGCTAATTCGAGGATCGGTAGCAGAACGGTGCTTTACCTGAGCAATAATGCAAGCATTACGCACATGCTTCAAAAGATTATCGGCTGAATGATCGATTTCAATCCTTACCATTTGCTGTACCCTGTAGTCTCTTTCTGGCTGACAGGATCGCCTGAGCCCGATTGTCGTTCATAGCAACCTTCAAAGTGTCACCATACTTCTCCGGCGCCCACTTCTTGAGCAGCTCTAACCTGGCATTAAAGGCAAGCTTTCTGGCGTACACATTGTCGTAACGCTTGACAGCACGCACCACCGAGCCGTCTGCTGCCGTGGTCTCAATGACTTCCTCAACCACCTTCGGCGTTGTGGCAATCTCGAGCGCTTCTTCTGCCAAAACGTCGTTGCGTAAGGACTTGGCCTCGTCCAGCGCCTTAGCAAAGTCCGGATCCTTTCTCGCGAGTCTCGCTACCGAACCGGGACCCACTTTGGCCTTCTTGCACCAGTCGGAGATCAAGCCTCCGTTGGCAATGAACTCCAGCAAACAAGCCTTTCGGGACAATGTCCATGAGCCGTCCGCAGATACCGGAATCGGACCGGTGGGTTTCGTATGAAGCGGCATCACCTGCTCTTTCATTTCGAGCCTGCCTCCCCACTCCCGCTGCTCCTTGACCGGCTTCTTTCGACGCTCGGACACGATTCTTTGGAGCTCTTTTTCTGCCTCCTGCGCATCTTTGGCACCTGTGATGACCCGTCGGATACGGAGCTTCGGCGTCCGATCGCTCATCGCGGCTGCCTCCAGTAACGCACATTGAAGGCTCTCGTCCTGCCGCAGGAGATCGACCAAACGGTTGCTCTGGGCATTTCCATCTTGGCCGCTATCCGGCTGTAGGACCAACCGAGGCTCCGGAGGTAGAGGACGTGTTCCACATCGGACTCCGTGTAGACGGCTCGTGGGTGATCAGTCCCGATCCGCCTATGGGATTCGCTGTAGGGAACAAGGTTTTTCATCCGTTTATTTTTCTCCAAAGCCGGGTTTTGTTTCAGATAGTTTCGTATTTAATTTTTTGTTTGTCAAGGAAATAAAAATATTTTTAAGGGTTTTCTTGGCATTTAATTCAAACGGGAAAATTTTTCCCGTTCAATTCAAAATGGCTCAAAATTCACCCCGCCATTCGGTCAAGGTAGAGGGCGGAATCGGGCGAAAATTTCGGGGGTGCCGCCCGGTGGGGGTCGTACTTTTTCTACTTAATTTTTATCGCTTATTCAAGGAGTTATTCAACATAATGTTTATTATGTTGAGTGCTTTTCCGAAGGAACAGCCGGCCCCGCGCGCGTTTGCCGGACCATCCTAATCCTGCTTTTTCCTACCATTCAAGCCGAAAATGCAAGAGGCCTTCTAAACAAATTAAAAAGTTTTATTAAGAACGCTGAAAAACCTAAAAAACTAAATTTTGGTTAGCTTTTTAGTTTTTTTAGCTTTTCTTGTAAAACTCTTATATGTGTATATTCTTATATTTTCTCTAATAAGAAAATGTTCTAAAAATAATTAAAAAAACTAAATAACTAACCGCTTTTATTAATACTGAACGGCAAAAATAATCCCGTTCGCTATTAAGGGAAAATTTTTGCCGTTCACGCCATATCATCCGCGGCAAAAATTTTCCAACTTGTATTTTTTTCTATCCTCCTTTACCCCTGTATTGCTTATTTTCTTCTAGCAAAATTTTTGCTTTTTCAATTTTGTTACATATTTTTACATTTAGTTAATTTGCGTTATTGCGCAAATCAAATATTGCGTTTATATTTCGTTTTAGTGGTATTGCGTTATTACGCAAATTAAAATCATTCATTTCATAAGGGTTCTATCATGACAACAAACTTCACACCGAACACCTATCCGGCTCCTCTTGCAGTCGCAGCCCTTAAAAACATTATTGACGGTTTGACTCTTCCGACAGCTCCCGCCGCGGTTGAAATCCGTAAGCCGCTGGAAACTCCGGACGACGAAATTAACTCTTTTTTGTCTGACATCCGAGCTGCCTACAATGTTTTAAATAACCTTGAAGAAGCCGCCCGCTGTTTCGCTGTTTATCAGTTTGCCCCGGCTTGCCTGAATATTGAGCGCCTGGATCTTATTAGGGATCTGTACAGATTCTTATCTGATTCCGATGTTTCTAAACTCATTGACTACGCACTTGGTGATATCGATCACGCAGAAAAGAACGACACCTTAAACCTTTTCACTTTCGACGAAACAGCCGCGCTCATTACTGATTTAGTTAATCCCTTCATTGACCCGCTCGATATCAAAAAATACTTTGACGAGGCCGGAACAAATTGCGGTGCCTTCCTATTAGTTGAAGCTGGCGGCCCAACTTTATACGTTCACTGGTTAGATGAGGTCGGCGCCTATGTAACCGCCAGCGGTCGCACTACGAGTGGCAGCGAAACCCGTCGCCTTGGTCTTGAGGACCTTGAGATCATCAATGAGCTCTATTTTGCCGATGAACTCAATATTTAATAGGAGCGGGATCATGATGTATAGATATTATGCTCAGGCCAGTGTTAAACGCACATTCAAGGGTCTCACGGTTATCGCCGAGGCGTTCAATGAAATCGAACCGGCTGACACAATGGACGGGGACGATCCCGCGGTCTTTACCTCTTATTCCCTTGAGTATCAAGATCAGGACGGCAACGCTATCGCCGAATATAACAACGCCGGCTTTATTTGGTTTTGGCACGACCCGAAAACAGGTGAGTTACTGATAGATGCCTCAGAAGGTGACTCCGAACTCACAGACTTGGAAGGGAACCCAATAGAAGCCGAAGGCCTTGCACGCATTAAGTCGCTTGTCGGCGGTGAGGTTGCCTTAGCTCATTTAGTAGGAGCTGCCGAGCGTGCACTATTCAAGAATAAAAAGCTTGTCAATTTGGCGGAGGCCGCTTTGAAAGACTTTGAAGCCGAATTAAAAGAGGAGGCCGCGGCATGTTAACAGTTAAATTACTCGCAGCCGTTAATAAAGCTACAGGCTCCGGCGATCGCCTCGAAGGGATGTATATCGACATTAGTAAAGGTTTCTGTTATGTCACTAACCGCGTCTTACTAGTAAGAGTTGCCATTAATGGAAAACGTAGCCAGTCTAAAAAGGCCTTTAGGTTCGTTCCACTTGAATATTTGAAAGAGATTGCCAAGAAGGAAAAGCCCAGTACTGCTATTGAGTTTGATGCAAAGAATAACCAGCTCATCGCCGGCGCCTCTCGGTTCAATATGTATGACCCTGATCCTAAGCTCCCGGAATCATTCTTTGCTTCTATTGAAAAGTTTCTTACTCCGAGTGAAAAAGATCAGGAATTCGGATTCTATGCACCCCAATACCTGAATTTAATCGAGTCAATATTAAAAGCAGCCAGCGCCGGTTCTTTGAACCGAATTAGCCCGAGTTTAAAAATAGATTGGGTTGCAATTCCCGGCGGCCGCCGTGGTCCGTTGGTTATAGATACAGCCTCGCACGGGATAACGGCGGCGCTTATGCCCATAGCTGTTTAGGAGGATCGGACATGTTAGATGATTTCACTGTCGGTAAATACCGTTACGAGGTTTACAGCACTGGGCGCCTGATTACTTGGCTGCGTATTGACACCGAAAATACAGCGGCTCCAATTGAATCCAGAAGCTTAAAGCCCACAGCCCGGCGCCGTGAAGTGATAGCTGCTTTCAACGCCTAGGCAGCACCGGAGGACACCGGCCGCCTCCTTAAATCCGGGCCGGGTTCTATAAGTTCATTCTCCCGAGTGGATTTATAAAACAAAGTTTTTAGACCTTTGGGACGATCCCCAAACAGAAATAAGGACGCATCCGGATAAAACCCCGGGCGCGTCCTTTTTCGTTTTTAGGACAAGTGAAAAATGGTTTTTAGAAGGATTGAAATTAGGGCGGTAAGGGCTCCGGAAGCCTTAGACGGTATCAAGGCCCCGGCCAAATATGTCGCACGCCTTACGATCGATAACAAGCCCGCTCCGGTTGTCTCGTTTATCTATTTTGATTCGAGCTTTTCCGGCTGTCCCTTAATTACTCAGGTTGACGATTTTTCCCGTGCGCTGGTGTATCGCATCCTGGTGGCGGGCTCAATCCGTGAGGCCCTTCGTACTGCTGCCAAGCAATTAGACAGCGGGAAAGAAAAGATCAAATTTACCGCCCGGGTGGATTTAACCAGACGCCTGAAGTTCCTTAGTCCCGGTTCCCCGATGGTTCAAATATTAAAGGAATCAGTAAAGTCGGAAGCCCTTCCGGTTCCTATTGAGCACTTGACTAACCCCGTGAACTCATAAAAGGAGTTTATTTAAATGAGCATTGAAACTGAACTTAAAACATTTAATGAGCATTTTGGACGCTTCATTAAAACTGAAGAAGAAAAAACGGCCGCAATTTCTAAACTTGCGGATGCGATTTCTCAGGCGGTCATTAGCCCCGCAGAAATGCGAATGCAACCCTCTCCTGCCCCCGTGCTGAACGAGGCGAAATCGGCCAAGGTTCAACCCTCTATTGTCACGCCCGCACAACCTGCACCTGCTCCCGTCGAGCAAAAAGCAACTCCCTCAGAAAAAGCTGAGCCTGCGGCCGAACCTCAGGTAGAAAAAGAACCGACAGAGGAGGAAAAAACCTTAACAAGTGAAATTAAACGACTCTGTAATCACTATGCAAGGATAAAAGGCATCTCAGCTACTAAAAAGATAATTTTGGCATTCGGAGGAGTCGCGGATGCCAGGAAGTATAGCTTCGTTCAGAAAAAGGCTTTTGTTCCCTATATGGAGGATCTTCTGAAGTCTGTATCGCAGGAGTTCTCTCATGCCTAGTATCGTCCCCATCATCGACAATGAAGAGCGTCGGCACTCTTTCCTTCAGCCGTCGGCCGCCTTCAGGTGGATTCACTGCCCCGCCTCTCCTTGGGAAGAGCAAGAAGCTGTTCAAAACAAACCTGAACTTGCTGACGCCGGTGCCTACGCCAATGAAGGTACTGACGCGCATTCTGTAGCCGAACAGTGTCTAAACATCATGTTCACTGAGGAAAAAGAACCTAGTGAAATCGTTGGCGACATTATGGACGACTCTCTGCGTCCTTATATCCAAGCCTATCTTGAGGCAGTCCGAAACACTTATTTTGAAGAACCCGAAGAGGCCGGAGTAGAAACATCAATTGACCTTTCTCAAGTCGTTGGTGTCAAAGACACATGGGGAACGGTTGATTGCTATGTTGTCAGCGGCGGTGAACTTTTCGTTTTCGACTACAAGCACGGAGAAGGAAAAATTGTACGGGCCGAAAACAACTCGCAGCTGATGCTGTATGCGCTCGGAATTCTCCAAGCACCTGAGCTTCAGAATGTCGAAACCGTTCATCTTTGCATTGTTCAACCTCGAGCCGACAATATTTCCGAGTGGACCGTCTCCAGAGAAGACCTGCTGAAATGCAATGTTGATGTCATCTTGGCCGCTTCCAGAGCCAATGCCATTCAAAAAGCAAGGAAGGCAGAAGCGGAAGACTATGCGCCCGATGTTGAACGATGCCAGTGGTGCAAGGCTAAAAACTTCTGTCCTGCTCGTCCTCAATCCCTCAGTTCTGCCCTTTCTCTCAATGTAGAGCTTCCGGCGCCGGCTATCAGTGAAGGCGAGATGCTCGGTCGAATTTTCAACAGTATCCCGATGTTTGAGAAGTACTTCAAAGACGTCGAGGAAGAAATCAAAGACAGAATCCTCAAGGGCAAAAACGTCCCCGGAGTGAAGCTTGTGGCCGGAGGCCTCGGAAACCGCACTTGGAAGGATGCGGCGGAAGCCGAAGCCCTTCTGAAGAAGTTCAAGGTTCGCCAAGATGATATGTATGTCCGCAAAGTGATCAGTCCGACTCAGGCTGAAAAGCTTTGTAAGAAGCTTCTAGACCCGGAAAACAAAGAAAGTAAGCGAACCGTCATCGGCTTAAAAACTCAGTGGCCGCAGCTTAAAGAGCTCATTGTCCGGAAGGAAGGAGCACCGAAACTCGTTCCGATTACGGATCCTGCGCCTGCGTTATCTCTGGGATTTGAAGAAGACGATTTCAAGGATAACGGTGATGGAAATCAACCAACAGCAACCCAAGGATAGAAACCAGCTTTTACCGCCGTTTGCTCAAGACCTTCTTAAGCGAGCGGCAAAAACAGGCAGACCTTATTCCAAAGAACGCACTGCCGCCATCGATAAGGCCATCCAAACCATTAAACGGTCTTGTCCACAATACTTTAAGGAGTAGTCATAATGACTAAGAAAACCAACGTTATCGTACTGAAAGACGTACGTATTGCCTTCCCTCACGTTTACACCCCTGTCCGTCCTTATGGAACGGAAGACAAGACTGAGGAAGAAGTCTCCAAACTGAAGGAATGGAGCGCTCAGATTCGCATTTCTAAGGAGCAGTTTGATCAGGTTAAAGAGCTGATCAGCAAGGTTGCTCAAGAAAAATGGGGGCAAAAAGCAACTCAGATGCTTAAGAAAATCGCCACGAACTCTCCCAAAAACATGTGCTGCCGAGAATTTGAAGACGAGAACACCGGTGAGACTTACTACGCCATCAATGCCAAGCGAAAAGAATACAGAGGCAAGAACGGTCAGGGCGGAAAGAATTTTCCTCCGCAGACCCTCGGACTTGACTGGAGACGTGCAACGGCAGAAGACGATCCGGAGGCTATCACTGACGGATGTGTTGCAAACGTCAAGCTCTCATTTTTCTGCTACGACCAAGTTGTTACGGGTGTCGGATGCGATCTGTGCGCCCTGCAATTTCTGAAATCCGGAGAGCCGTTCGGTAAAGGCGGCGTAAGGGTTGAAGACGGAGATTTCCCTGACCTGTCCGCCCAATCGACCGTAGGAAATCCTCCGGAGGACGACGATAACGCCTGGTAATTAAGGCAGATGCTTTATCATAGGGGCATTCATTCGAGTGCCTCTTGATAAGGCAAGAACGTGTGTGGTCGGGGACGCTTCCCCGGGCCGGTCTGAGACCTTGTCATGGGTTGAACCCGCCGGTTCTAAATAGAAGAGCGCTTCTATGCACGTTCTGCCTCCAAATTTTTATCGGAGACACTTGAATGGATTCTCTACCTATCGCCTACTTTGACTTAGAAACTTTCAGTTCCGTCAACTTAAGGACCCGCGGCACTCATGCTTATGCAGCAAGTCCAGACGCCCGAGTTCTGCTTTGGGGCTATGCCTTGGATGATGCACCCGCCAAAGTTTGGGACGTACACAATGAACCAATGCCGCCGGATCTTCTTAAAGCACTTGAAGAGGTCGGCCTAGGAAAACGGCTTCACGTATGGCAAAACGGACAGGCGTTCGATACCGTCTTCCTCTCTTATCAGACCAACGGAGGCCCCACACTGCCGCTTGAGACACTAGTGGACACCATGCTCATCGCCTATCAGCATGGCCTTCCCGGGAATCTCGCAGGGTTATGTGAAGTTTTCCGACTGCCTCAGGATAAGGCAAAAGACAAAGACGGCCTGCGTTTAATCAATCTATTTTGCAAACCAACACCCTCTGGAAAGGTCAGGAATAAACAGACCAATCCGGAAGATTGGGCGAAGTTTATCAATTACTGCCGCCTGGATATCGAGTCCATGCGTGAGGTCTATAAACGACTTCCAAAAGTAAATTGCACGCCTATGGAGCAAAAGCTTCAGGTCTTGGATGCTGTTATTAACCGCCGCGGTATCTGCGTCGATATGGACTTAGTCCACGGTGCGATTCAAACTGCCGAACTCAATAAAAAGCTTCTTGCTGAAAAAACAAAGAAGCTCACAGGCGGTGAGGTCTCTGCGGGAACTCAGAGGGATGCATACCTGAAGTGGTTAAATGAACGCTACAACCTGCAAATGACCTCTTTCACAAAAGCAGAAATAAATAAACGGCTGGACGACCCGGACGTGCCTGAGGAAGTCAAAGAGCATCTGCGCAACCGTGTGAAGTCGGCCAAAAACTCCGTTGCGAAATTTAAAAAGATCGAGTCAATTGTCGTTGGAGATCGGCTTAAAGGGACCATGCAGTTCCGAGGTGCAGCCCGTACCGGACGATATGCAGGACGACACTTCCAGCCTCAAAATCTGGCCCGTCCGACGCTCGCAAATGATGAAATTGAACTCGCTATTTGGTCTCTTAAAAACAATTGCCTCGTGGATATTTGGGCTGATCCGGGAGAAGTTTTATCCAATTGCGTGCGAGGCTCCATTGTTGCGCCGAAAGGAAAGAGGCTCTGCATCGCAGACTACTCAAACGTTGAAGGGCGTGTGCTGGCCTGGCTTGCAGGAGAGACATGGAAACTTAATGCCTTCATGGAATACGACACTCTGTTAACCAAAGAGAAAGAATGGAAGTTGCCGTATAGAGACGGCTGGGATTTTGATTGGGCAACAAACGAAAAAGGTGAGCTGATCCACAAAGGACATGACCTTTACAAGCTTACCTATGGCAGAACTTTCAACGTTGATCCGGACAAAGTTACTAAAGCTCAGCGGCAGATGGGAAAAGTGCTGGAACTCGCTATGGGTTACCAAGGCGGACCAAAGGCCTTCTTAACATTCGTGGAAAACTTCCACATCGATGTCGAAGAAATGGTCGCTGCTATTCGCAAGGCAGTTGATCCGTCGTTGTGGATCCAGAACCAAGGAAAGCTCGACTGGGCGATTAAAAAGGGACTTGTCGAGGACATGACGCCTGAAACTTGGGTGGCCTTCTCTTCTGTTGCAGACGCATGGAGGAGAGCCAACAGCCGTATTACCGCACTTTGGGAAGCTTTAGGCAACGCTTGCCAAGAAGCTATCGGAACACCGAACCTCATCTTTAACGCAGGCAAAAAGTTATCCGTCAAAAGGCAAGGAGCTTATCTGTATGTCCGCTTACCCTCCGGAAGAAAGCTTGTTTATCCGGCGCCGGCCCTCTCCAGTGATCACTGCGACATGACCTATTACGGCATTGAGCAGTACTCAAAAAAGTGGAAGCCCATAAAAACCTACGGAGGCCGCTTAGTTGAAAACGCAACGCAGGCCGTAGCTTGCGATCTGTTGCTTGAAGCTGGTCCCCGTTTGGAAGAGGCCGGTTACGAGATCGTTCTATCTGTACACGACGAGTACATATGCGAAATACCTGATGACGAAACGCGAAATCATCGACAGATGGAGGAGCTTATGTCGACGCTGCCGACATGGGCCGAAGGACTCCCGCTTGTTGCAGCAGGGTTTGAATCATATCGATACAGGAAGGAATAAAGGAGAAAACCAAATGAAGTTTCTAATTTATAACAGAGGAATAAAACGTAACGGTCAGGTGGAATATGAAAAGTTCTATTTAAATGCTGACCTGATTAAGAGTTTCCATATCTCTACCGACGGAAAGTACCTTTCCATTCGACTCATAGACGGTGAAGAGATGATCTTTAGACTCGGCGGTCCTTGCCCTTATGCCGACGGCTCAGCCAGAGATCTAGCAGAGTTCCTTACTTCAGAAGATTCCCGTTTTATGGCTATTGGAAACCTCACGATGAGCTTTGGGTAGCAGGGAGAAAGTAAATGAACGACAGGGTTTTCTATTTTTCGTTCGGAGCGGCAGTCGGCGCCTCACTCATGTGGCTGATCTGTCTGCTCTGTTGGTAATAAGGAGAAGTAAATGGATAAAGAAAAACTGAGAGAAGCCGTAATCATCGGGACATCGGCGGCAAGAAACCTGAAGAAAGACAGGCGTTTTAACAATACTGAGCCACTCGTCCCCATCGTCGACGGATTGCTGGCTAAGGAGGATCCAAAGCTCATAACGATTACCGCAGTTGGAGAAAGCGACGAGCATTACGTGGTTGTTTTCACAAAGGAAATGGCAAAGGAGACAGCAGACCGCTTCTATGAATTTATTAAGCGTATTGAAGCTGAGGAGAAAACAAATGGCGACAAACACTGAAAAGACCGAAGCAAAGAACACCTATGAGGACGGTTACGCAGCCGGAGTTAAAGCCGCTCGAGACTCAGCCTGGGCCCGCGGCTACCAAGCCGGTTACAACGACGTTATTCAGAGGGAAATACAAAGCCATCAGTCTTATTTCAAGCGCTATGTTTTGGAGGCCAACAAATGAAGTTTGCGTTTAAAAACCCGGAGTTAGAGAAGTGGCTTTACGAAGGCTTTCACGAGGCGTCAGTTCAAGCGCAGATCGAGAGGCAGTTGGGGGATTTATGTGACGTCATACTTCTATCGACAGACAGAAATAACGAGTATTTTTGTAAGCCCCACGACTTACTTAAAGGCGTGGATGTGAGCATTTATTTCTTTAAAAAAGCCAACCTGGTCATTGCGCCTGAATACACGCCCGACCAATGGAACCCATATCCCGAAGTAACACCGCCCTCCGAAGGCTGGTATTTGGTAACGCTTGAAGACCCGGAATGTGGGGGAAAAGTAAAAGTTGAAGCTGATTGGTATCACCCATCTAGCGATAACTGGGGACTGAATGCGCGGCAGCGCGTTCGAGCGTTCAGGGCATTCCCGAAGCCCTACGAGGAGGAGAAGAAAAGCAAATGAATCTCGAAAAGCTGAAAAAAGCTGAAATCATATACGGCGAAAAGCTTGACCACCCCGACGATACCTACGGCGACGGACACATCGGTTCTGAAATCTCCGTAACTGTCGAAAGCTATGGGTTTAAGGCAACCGTTTCAGCGGCAGACGCAGAGTACCTCGCTCGTGCAGGTCGTGTCGTTTCGGCACTGATGGATACAGATGTCTCGGCGGAAAAGGAACCTACTAACAGGCGAAGAAAATGATTAAGAAATATGAAATTATCAAAGCCGATTCACTTCTTATAGGCACACACATACTCTACCGAATAAAAGCGCTGAGAGATTTCAGTGGCGTAAAAGCCGGTGATCTAGGCGGTTACATTAAATCAGAAGAGAACCTTTGTCACAACGGCACCGCCTGGGTCGGCGGAAACGCGTGGGTCAGCGGCAATGCCAAGGTCTATGGAAACGCTCAAGTCTGCGGCATGGCTCAGGTTTGTGGCGATGCTCGGGTCTGTGGCGATGCTCGGGTCTGTGGCGATGCTCGAGTCCGCGGTGAAGCTGAAATTAAACAAGAGCGCGACTGTCAGATCTTTACCGGCGTCGGAAGGAATATCGGAACACTGACCGCATACAGAACAAAAGGCGGCTCAGTCGAACTTACGAGGGATTGTTTCAGAGGAACGATTGGAGAGTTTAGAAAGGCCTCCGAAAAGTCCCATGCAGATAATCCGAAAATCAAACAGCATTATGAGCTGCTGTTACAAGCGATTGAATTGTGGTTTGGTGAAGGAGACGCGGCATGACAACGCCGGAAGGACAAAACACGCTCTTCCTAAAGAAGCTCTGCAAGAAGCTCCACATCACCGCCTACAAGCTATCGTTTGAAGGAACAATCGGCGCACCTGATTGGCTTCTCATGCGTGACGGCAAGCACATTCTCATTGAACTCAAAGCTCCGAAGCGCGGCAAGCTCTCGCCTCCACAGCAGCGCATGATTGATCTCCTTTCAGAAGAAGGCGGTTTTGAAGTCTTTGTCTGCAACAACGAAGAGTCGATCCGCACTGCCATCTGCTGGGGACTTTTCGGCGGTATGGATGTGACGAGGGATTTATGAAATATACTCCACGCTCGTATCAGGAAAAGATCATCCGGCACATCATGAGCCGAAAACGCTGTGCCGTTTACGCAGGCATGGGGCTCGGCAAAACGTCTGCCACCCTGGAAGCCATCCGTCGAATCAGACTTAAGCACCCGAAGCTCAAGACACTCATTATTGCTCCCTTGCGGGTGGCTCAAAGTACATGGCCGGATGAACTCAAAAAGTGGACTGACTTCAAAGGCCTCCGAGTATCGGTTGTTTGCGGCAACCAGCGTCAGCGAGTACAGGCGTACGAGATGTCGGCAGACATCTATACGATCAATTATGAAAATATTCCCTGGCTCGTCAACTATTGCGGTGATAAGTGGAAATTTGATCTGATCGTTGTGGATGAGGCCACGCGCCTCAAAGGTTTCCGCTCTCGTCAGGGCACGCAAAGAGCAAAGATTCTCGCTTCTGTTGCCTATCGCTCTCAAGGTTTCATTGAACTTACGGGAACTCCGGCGCCTAACGGTCTGCTCGACTTGTGGGGCCAGCTGTGGTTTATCGACAAAGGCAAAAGACTCGGCAAGTCATTCTCGGCCTTCCAAAAGAAATATTTCTATCCGATCGCGCATGGAGGAGCCGCTCAGCGCTGGTGCGAGTGGAGGCCCTTTGAAGGATCAGACCAAAAGATCAGAGCCCTTCTCTCTGACGTTGCGATAACCGTAAACCCTGAGGACTATTTCGATGTGGCGAAGAATATTTTTAATGACATTGTGGTTGAACTGCCTAAGAACGTCATGCGTCAGTACAGGAAATTCGCTCGTGAGCTCTATCTTGAACTTGCAAGCGGAGAAGAAATTACGGCCGCAAACGCTGCGGTCAAAACTAATCGCCTGCTGCAAATGGCAAGCGGTGCGGTCTACACTGAAAACGGCGAAGGGTACAACATTATCCACACTGCAAAGATCGAAGCTTTGGGGTCTGTTATTGAAGAAGCTAATGGTGCGCCGGTGCTGTGCGCCTACAGTTATCGACATGAGGTGGAACGTATCCGTCAGGCTTTCCCTTTCGCCCGAGTGCTCGACCAGTCACCGCAGACTATTCGTGATTGGAATGAAGGAAAGGTCCCGTTGCTGCTCGCTCATCCGGCATCTTGCGGTCACGGACTTAACTTGCAGGACGGAGGCAACATCCTTGTCTTTTTCTCCTGCACTTGGTCACTCGAACTACACGATCAGATCATTGAACGTATCGGCGCGGTCCGCCAGGCTCAGGCAGGCCATGATCGTCCGACCTTCGTTCACTACCTTATAGCCAAAGGAACACTCGACGAAGCAGTTAAAGAAAGACTGGCAACCAAACGAGATGTGTTGGATGTACTTCTGGATAGGAAGCAGGAAATCTTAGGGGACGATGATGACGATTGATCAGCAGGTGCGAATGCTCGCTACAGCCGGGAAAACTCCGTACGAAATCGAGGAAGAGTTAGGGTTAGCGCACTACACAATCCATCTCTCCTACCACCATGCACTAATGGTTGGGTACGAAAGAAGATACTCCGGTCTCAGCTCAGACGATAAGGATTATCAAAAGGACTATTACGCGAGAAACCGCGAGTGGATCGCCTTCAAGAAAAAAGAACGGCGGGCAAAGGAGCAAGAAAATGGCCAAGAACAAAAAGCCGCGTAAGTCATACAAAGCAAGACCCGTCCATTGCTCCGGATGCTTTTACCCGAGAGAATGGATCAACGAGATTAAAGACATCCTTAACAAAATCGGTCTTGTAGCAGAGATCGTTCTCCCTCGAGGTACGGCAACGGACGACCAGATGCATCAGCTCCAGGACCTGTTGAACTGGGGCGGCATGCTGATGTTTGACCGGAAGTTCAAAGGTCAGGAGGCGGCAGTCGCTGAGTTTCGAGAGCGTCATTACAAGGCCCTTCATGCTCAGGCAAACATCGTACAAAGAAAACGCAGCGGAGTAACGGCCCATTACGTTGCCCGAGCTGGAGAACTTAAGGACCTCCAGGGTGTATGCGCGGAGATTGTTGAGATGCTCAAAGAGGCGCTCGAGCTTGCACCTCAAAGAACGGTCCGGGAGTTCCTGGCAGCAGTTCAGATCGTGGACGAACAGCACGCTAAAAGTACAGAGCACGGCGTTAAAGAGATCGCCTCTTCAGCAAGAGCCGTGCTTAATCAGCGCCACTTTAGGAGGCCAGCCAATGGCACTCGCGAAACCCAGAAAACCAATAGAGACGTTGCCTGATTGGTGTCTAAGAAGGAAGGACCTTCCTTATTCTGCACGGGTTCTGCTCTACTTCTTTCTCTACAACGTCAACCTTCGAGGCAGAGTGACATTGACCCGTTTGCAGGAGGTCTCAGGTCTGGCTTACGAGACGCTGAGAAGAGCTCTTAAGGCTTTGAAGCTAAAAGGCATCATCTATCAGGAACTTATGGGCCCTACTCGTTACGACGGGTATGCCTATTCTTTAAGCATCAAGCGCCTGAAGGAGCTAGGCGCACCCAACGTGGAAGAGTTTTTCAGAGGTTATAAGAATGAAAGATAAATTGATATTGATTGCAGACCATTACGGCCTTGGAACCCAATTGTTAAAACTGGCCGAAGAATGCGCCGAATACAGTGCCGCGTCTGCCAAGTGGAACGTATACAACCGACTGCTGAGCAAGACAGGCCGCAACCGCTTCAAAGAAAAGAGAGATGCCGCGGCAGTTGACTGTATGAAGGAAGTTGCAGACGTCTTGGTACTTGCTCGACAGGTCGAATACCTGATGGAAAGTGACCCTGAGTTTAAGACCGAAGTTGAGAAACTCATGGATGCAAAGTGTGACCGTCAGATCTCCAGAATCGAGGAGGAACTTCAGAGCACCCAGACCGATAAGCTCGATCTGAAGGACACCATCGACTTCATGCTCTCCGGAAGTGTTGAGGAGCGGATGATTGCAGAGTATCAGCAGCTGGCAATCAGAAAGAACAAACTCGGTAACTTCTTGTGGGCCATCAAGCAAGGTAAGACTGCACCCATTGATCCTGAGCTCCACAAAAATCTATGGCAGCAATTCAAGGCTATGACCAGATACAAGAAGCTTCTGGAAGAAAAGGCTCGTCTTATGAAAATGGATTTGAAGGAGATTTGCCATGTCTGATCTTGTCAACCATCCTGCGCATTATGAAGAGCAATCCATCAAGCTCGAACCCATTGACTTCTGTGAGCGCCTGTCCTTCTGCGAAGGCAACGCTTTAAAATACTGCTTCCGAGCGGGTCACAAGGAAGGTTCGTCTGAATTGCAGGACCTAAAAAAAGCGCAGTGGTATTTAAGGCGCTGGAGAGAAAGCCCCACAGCGCAAGGCCTACCACTAAGAAAACGTCGGGAGTTTTCAGCTTTAGTAGGGTACCTAACCCGTTCTAACGGCGTGCTCGGCAAAGCAGCACGTGAGTACGTTGTAGACCCTTGGAGAGACGATCCAGGGGAATTTTGGGTCGTCCTCGAGCTTGCGGTAGGACTGCGTATTAGAGAGTTGGAGGATAAAAAATGACCAAACAGATTCTCGACAAAAGTGATGTAGCCGCTCGCACGGGACGGCATGTTAAAACCATTGAGCGCTGGATCCGTGAAGGCTTCTTCCCCGGCGGCCACTATATGAGAGGCCGCCAGGTATGGACGGAAAAAGAATTTTCAGACTGGTTCGCTAAACTGCCCATGCGGCTGCAGAGCAAGAACAGCATCAGCCCAAGCCTGCATGACGGGACGGCGTAATTCCAACAGATCGCTTCTTTGATAAGCTTGAACGACAGCGTTGCCGGCAGAGTGCATTAAACACTTCTCCGCAACGCTGTCGTTTATTTCATTCTCAGCCGCCCAATCTCGGAAAGTCGAACGAAACCCATGCATCGTGGCATTTGTCCCGGTCATGCGTTTAAGCATCGTAGTAAGTGAATACTTGCTACCCTCCTCGCCATTGATAGCGAACACAAACTCACTTGTGCGCTCGATAGATTTCAGCACTTCCAGAGCTTGGCGACTCAGCGGAACTCGGTGTGGATAGGGTTTGCCATCTTTACGTCTCTCAGGCGGGATGCTCCAGATATTATTTTCAAAATCAAACTCTGACCATTTAGCCCCGCTTGTCTCCCCTACTCTGCATGCTGTCAGAATCGTAAAGACAATGATTTGACGGGTTCTATTATTCGTTGGCAGGAAGAGGCCGATCTTTTCCTGTAATTCCTCAAAGGGCATCGAGGTGTAGTGCTGAACCGTCCTAACCTTAGATGGAGGAGGTAAGTACTGGTCAAGGTTTCCCTTCCACAGGGCGCAGTTAAATTCCAAGTACCCGTCGTTTGCAGCATAGGCAAGAATGTTTTCTAACCGAGTCCGGATCTTCTGCGCTGTCTCGTTCTTGGTTATCCATATCGGCTGAAGGACGGCCAAGACGTCCGTACGTTTGATCTCGTCTATTCTTTTGTTCCCGATAATTGGATAGACGTAGGTATCGAAGTACTTCACCATATTGGTGTAGGTCTTCTCGTTGCGCCAGCACTTCACATCTTTGATCTTCTCCAAAGTTTGATCAGCGAACCGTCTAAAGAGCGGCGTATCGTCTTTCAGATACTCCTCTTCTAAATTCTCTTTCTTTGTTTTCAGTAACGACTCGCCAGAAGCTAACTTACCTAGGAACTCTTTGGCAGTATTCTTGGCTTGAGTAAGATCGACTTTGCTTGCCGGACCTATGGACTTGTCATAGCGTTTACCGTTAAGCATGTAGCGGAACACGAAGCGCCGGGTATTGCCCCGAACGATATAGACCAAGTTCGGCGCAACCGTATAGAAGCCCTCCGGCAGAGTCAGATAATTCTTCAGCGTAACCTTTGTTTTCATCACAATAAACACTTCAAAAACACCACAGTAAGCATAGCAAAATTAGTCTTCTTCTGTTCCTTAATGCTCCGAATCGAAAAATTTTTCCCATTCAAAATTGTTATTTTCTGTTTGTTTTTAAAGGATTTTTATAAACAATGTTCCAGAGTGCTCCACTTGTGAACCCCCTGCAATCTTTACAAGGTTAGAAGATTGCCTGGCGCGCCACCAAAGTTAAAAGAATATTTCTTGGAAAATCTCGCTTAGGCGGGATTTTTTTCATTTCAGCACCGTGCGCTTTTGCAAAGCCGCTTCGTGCGCATCGTGCTTTCTCTTCGTAAAGTCTGCCCTGTACTAATCTTCCTGCGCCGCATCCGGCCAAAGCAATTTCTTCGGCTTCATATTACGGCCGCACTCATTAACCAGTTTGCAGACCTTTTTTCCAGACGCATTCCTATACGGACAACTAGGAAATTTTTCGGAAATTGGCACAATCTTTTCAACCTAAAACTTGTGTATGAAGTATCCTTAGATAAACGAAAACCCTGATTTTTTTAATAAGAATTATGAACGTATTTGCCCGCAAAAATATCCTTCTCTCTTTCTCAGTGCTGGCCGCCTTCCTTCTTTCCGGATGCTCGATGGACCCGGACGTCGAAATCACAAATAAAAACGTTAAAGACGCGGTCAGCAGTCTCTCGAAGGCTGATGCAGCAAAGGTAGCAGCGCTCGGCGGGGACAAATATCTTCTTGGTAAAACGTTGAATAAGGTCAGCAAACAGCTGCCTGCCGATTACTACAATTATGAAATCAATGAGCTTGTTGAACACGCTCGTTTGAACCGAGAATTCAATCTGGCACAGGCTAATAAGGGCGAACTTACTCCTGAAACAGTTAGATCTGATTTTGCAGAAAGTCCTGACGAAAAGGCTATCGAAATCTCTGAAATCAGTATGCAGGACCATTATCTAAGAGCTTTAAGAACTGAACTTAAGCGTCCCGTGCCTTTAGGCACGGCCACTCTTGGCAAAGGCGTCCTGACATGCCGAAAGAAAGACAATCTTATCGCTCTGGACGAACTTGAACACCAAAACGTCGAAGCTTTTAAAAAAGAAAAAGCCCGCAAGCTCAGACGCAAAGAATGTCATGAAATGAAGCGCCCTGCAAAATTAACGCTTAGGGCGGAAGATAAAGGTTTCGGCGGGAAAACTATTTTTAGAACAGCTCGGGGCTGGGTCGATGCAAAAGATCTGACAGACAGAACACCTGCAGAAGAGTTAGCCAGAATGAGAGAAGACGCGCAGGAAAAACTTACTTACCTGAAGAGCCATCCGGCCCCTCAGTTCTATCACGTCTTCAGACCTCTTCTCGATATTTCTGCCAAGAATCCGACACGAATCAAACTAGCTCAGAAAGCGATTCTTATAAATATGTCTCAGCATAAGGAATCGTGGGATCAGGCTGCGGCACGCTTCGTACAAGAGCAGCAAGATTTTGCTCGTTCAGAATACGCCTGCACGTTCGATAAAGACTGCTCTGAAAATCAAAAAGGCAATCTCAGAATGGCCTACTACATCCATACGCCGGCTCCGAAGAATGTAAAAGCCAGCTCGCTTCCTTGTGAAATTTCTAGGGTGTCCGGCTGCCGAAATTTCACGAACTAAGACGGCATCCGGTCTTAAAAACGCTCGACGCTTATCGAGCGTTTTTTACGTCTGCAGGAGGAACGATCTTTTGAGTGCGGCTAGACTTCATCGCTTCTTGTTTTTGAACGGAAGCGGCATGAAGGCCTTCAGCAACTCTGAGCAGAACTTGACGATCTCTTCTTGAAAGCTGAGAGATCACCGAATCTTCCGAGATCAAATTCCTTGCCCCGCTTTTATCATCCGTGCGACCCAAAAGGTAATCAGTGGAAACGTTAAGAGAATTGGCAAGACGCACTAATGCGTATAGCGTAGGAGATCTTGAGCTGCCCTGATTCTCATAAAGAGAAAGAACCGGCTGAGGTATCGCGCTCAGGCTGGAAAGTTCGGCTTGAGTAAGGTTGTTTTCATGTCTGAGCTGTAAGAGCCTCTGACAAAGTATTCTTCTAATTTTAGGATCGGATCCCATTCTTCCTCCTGTCCTGTTCAGGCAAACGGAAATCTTATCACGTTAATTAGTTATTTGTTCGTAGTAAATTGCCTCTGGGAAAACCTCATTTAAATGATTTTTTCCTTTTCTTTTATAGTGATACGAAATTTTAGTACAAAAAAATAACTTACAAATAAATCAAAAATACGGGATATTTGTACTTTTCCAATCAATTTTACTGATTTTCACGTTCACCACTGCGCATCCTTTTCTGCAATCCTCTCAAAAAAGGCATCCTCCGGAACTCGCTTCCCAAAATCTAGTCGTATTCATCGGATAGAGCCTCTCTCATCGCTAAAATATCTCGGACATGCGCGCTTAAGCGCCTCTTTTTATTTCGGGAAAAACAATGGAATTACAGAATCAACTTAAACAGATGGCCGCCAAAGCTGCCCTCGAATATGTTGTCGAAGGAGAATATCTTGGCG